ACTAAACCTTTCTTCAATTTACCTATTTCTGTTCTTATCGAAGCAATCTCACCTAATAACTGATTCTCTAATCCAATTACTTTTACCGTACTTTCATTTGCAGTTCCTTTTAATTCAATCATTAACTTTTCGTATAATTGACCAGCTTGTGATTGATTTGAGTTACTTCTTAATGATGATAAGTATAATTGAATACAACCTATAATGCCATTTATTTGAATTGCTCTCGCAAATAGCATTTTGTTGTTTATGATGAAATCAGTATAATCTTCATATACAGTTATGTCTAAGTTAAGTCCTGAATCTTCTGACAATCCATCTACATCGTCTAAATCGAATAATGTAGTAGTCAAATGATTTGGCACTTTAACTCTTTCAACTTGCAAATAGGTTGGAGAAGATAAAACATTACCTGCGTTCCAATCTCTTTTGTAAGGAGTTACTGTAAGTGAATTTGCAATATAACCAATGTAGTATTCTCCTTTATAAGTTGTATCTGTATTATCTACAACCCAATCCAAAGTAACTTCTTGATGGTCTGTTGTTATTGTTATTGCCTTAGATTGTATCGCTGCTTTCTTTGCAGTATTCCAAAGTAATAAGGTAAATGTACCTGTACCTTGAAAGTCGAGTAATACTCTACTAATCTTAAAAGCCACGTTTTTTTGGCTTGTTACTCTAATTTGATAACCGACAAATCCAGTAGGCAATACCTCTACTTCTGTTTTATTAGAAGCGTTTTTGAACAATAATGTTCTATCAATGAAATCGTAATCGCTAAATACTTGATTACAAACACTTGATATTGATGAATTTTTAATATCACTAAGCAATAAATTGAAACCTGTTGCAGATATATCAACGTAATCTTGGTTGTCCTTAATATACTCGATTTTTGCATACGGATTATCCGTTACATAATATCCTGAAGAACTTAATTGATTTGTTGAATCTACAATAGCATAATCAGGATTGTAAGGCTGTTTAAACCCTACAAGTCCCGATAACGCTGTTTGTATTTTAGTGATGTTTATCATCTATTAGATAATTGCAAAAGCAATGATAGGGGTTTCAGTAGATACTGTAAGTGGAGCTTTGAAAAATGACATATCTTGAGATATTTCATATTGCGTAACAACATCTTGAGTATAACCATTATTTGCACTATCATCAGCAGCAGTCATATAAGTATGCAATGCGTAAGATTCACCATCAATAGGATTGATAATATTAGAGTAGTTTCCAACTGGAGTATCTACACCAATTCTATTTTGTTTTGGAATCCAAGGTAATGTAGCTACTGTTCCATCAGGAACGACAATCCAATATCCTTTTGTGTGACCTGCTTTTACTGCAATTGCAAGAGCGTTAAGTTCAACAGAGTGAACGAATTTTACTCCGTTAAATTGGAATGACAAGTTAGCAGAGTTAGAAATACCTTGAGCAGCTTGATATTCAAATTTAGCATAAGAAACCGAATCGCAGAAAATTGTAATTCCACCTGCATATTTATTAGCTTCCATAGCGATTTTAGTAATCTGCATAGCTCTACCTTCATTAGCAGAAGCAATCTCATAAGCATTTACTGTACCAGCAGTAATAAATGTAGCTTCAGGAGTTGTAGCAACAACAGCTGTTCTATTTGTAAACAAATAAGAAGTAGCAGCAGTTTCATATCCTTCCATAAAGTTAGATACTGCATTTGAAATCTCATTAAACAACTGCTCATCTGCATTAAACAAAGAGTTGTCAGCTTGTTTCAATGACATATTGAATTTATCAGAATATGCAGTCCAAGATGGAGTTGCGATTGCTGAATCTTGTTTTGAACCAGTGTGGTTGTGAGTTCTTCCACCTGTTCCTAATGAACGTTTTGCACGAGCTATTAAGCTTGTTTCAACTGCTCTGTCCTCTCTTACACGAAGTTCATCGTAGTTAGGAACCATAATTGACGACATTCCTTTAAGTGCTAAATAAGTAGCTGGGTATCTGAATCTTAATTCAGAAGATTGAAATGCTCCAAGCAAACGTGCTTGAGCTTTTACTAAATTTGCTGTTGTTTTGTTCGGCATTTTGTTTAAATTTTAATTGATAATACTCTTTTTTAATTGTGAGCATACCGCCCAAATCCCTCCAACTACCGCCAAAGTGATACAAAGTTACAAAAAATCCCCTACAAGTTTTTAATTCGTAAGGGAGTTTTTTTATTTATAAGAAATAATACTGTCTAAACTTAATCCTGATTATAAAATCTGTCGAGATATTGTTCTGTATTACTTTTTCTTAGCTTTCATTTTAGCTTTTTTAGCTATACTGAGGGCTATTGCTATGCTTTGAGCCTGACTTTTTCCACGTTTCATTTCAGTTCTAATATTGGAGCTGACTGACTTCTTGCTGTAACCTTTCTTTAGCGGCATCTTCTTCTTAATTTGTTAAAGTAAACTTTATTTTGATACTCTAAAAGTTCATTTCGCAATTCGTTTGACGCTTCCTTTTTTAACGCTTCTACTTTAGATTTGTCAATGAATAAAGAAAAGAACCATTCAATTAGCTTTCTCATATCTTCAACGTTCCGTTGGAAATACGCTTAGCCATTTCTGCATTTTGTTTAGAAGCATCCCAATTATTTCTTTCTGATTCTTTCATAAATGCTTCAAAACTTCCAGCTTTGCCTTCTCCAGTATCATCTCCTTTTCCAGCTCCTCCTTCAACTTTAGCCAAATATGGTGTTGAAAATGTAGTTACCCAATCCTTAACTGTTATTGGAGAATAGTTTGCATCTTTCAGAATGTTTCCATTCGCATCTTTCACCACAACATTACCTTCTTCTTTTTCAAATGAAAATCCTTTTTCTTTTGCTTCAGTAAAAATTGTAGATTTAGACACCAATACATTGTCAGGTATATGCTTCGTAAATTCATTCTTAATTTCGCTTAATAGATTTGTTTTCTCTATTTGCGTTTTAAAAGAATTAAATTCTGCATCCTTTTCGTTTAACTTAGAAAGCAATCCATCAAATTCTGACTTTAATGTTTTAAACTTTTCTTCGGGTTCAATTTTACTTTCTGATTCAGTTTTAGCTTTAATAGCACTTACTAAATTCTCCATTGTTTTTCCTTGAAAATCTAACCCTAAATTTGTTCTTTGCTGTTTTATAGCACTTTCAATAGCTACTGTTGCGCTTTCTTTTTTGATATTTTCAATTCGCTCCTCATAAGCAGTTTTGCTCAAGAATACTTTTTCTGATAAATCTACTGAAAATGCTTCTTCACTATTTATCATTTCAATTAATCTACCACTTTCAATTCCTAATGTGGTTTCGATTTCTGCGATGTTTTCTAACGCCATAAATTATTTTTTAAGTTTAGCAATTTCTTCAGTTAGCTTGTTCACTCCCCAAATTGGCTTTACGCTTTCTCCTGATAACAATTCGTACTCTTTAACTAACTCATCTTTACTCGGTTCTTGAACTTCTAAGAAGTCTTTTCCTTCTAAATGTAATTTAGTAAGTTTTTCATCTTTTTCATACCACAATCCATTAATCTTGCAATTGTCATTTGTTGTTTCTGCAAAAGTAATGTGTACTAAATGTGGAGGTCTTTCTACTGATAATTTGTAGGCAGAGTTAAATCCATTTCCTTCTCTACCCAATCTGTGTAATACATAAACTGCAACTTGGCTCATATAATTTGTTGTTTAGTTATTGGTGCAACTGGCAGTGCTACAACCTTTTTATTTAATTCAAACCAACTGTTAAATTCAGCAGTCAATACTTCTTCTGACTTACTATAATCAACAACTGATTGCCACCATTTTTGATATAATACTTTTCTTTGTGCTTCTTCGTTTCCAAAGATACTTAAAACTGTTTGTAAAGGTAAGTGTAAATATGGTTCAATCCGCATTTTTAACAAATTAATTTGCAAATCAATTGGATTATTTCTATATTTTGCCGATAAATACTCACTAAATAGCTTATCAAGCACCACACTATTTTCTTCAGCCTTAACTGACATCTCATATCTTTCCAATAAAACATCATAACTCTCGACAATATATCTACGACCTAAGTTAATAGTTATCCTACTTTCATTCCTATTTTTACCTAAGTCATAAAAGTTTAATATCCATTCACAGAATTTCCACTCTACATATTCTATAAAATCAGCATATTTGTTTAGTTGATTCTCTAATGGCTGTTTGTTGTAGATTATTTCAGTAGCAGTTTTCTCTACATTGCTTACATTTTGAATACCATAACTTGTTCCCCAATGTGTTTTATACATTTTCTCCTCAAGTATGTTCAATTCTTCGCTATATTGTTTCCACACATCTAAATCAGGAGATATAAATCCTGCAATGTTTGGTGCGATAACGGGTGTATCTCTATCGTCAGGTATTGGAAGCTCAACAACTCCTGTCACATCGCTTTTACCCATCATTTTACCGTGACCATCGCAAGTACTGCAAGTTTCTTCCTCTACTTTACCTGTTCCGCCACAATCTCCACAATACTGAACGTATTTCCAAAAGATTGGATTAGCTTTATATATTTTGTACAAAGTAAGGAAAGATTGGTCACGAGCATATTCTTTTGAAATATCGATAATGTTGTCAATAGCGGATAATCTTTCCTCCTCAGCAGGTATCTGTATGTTTGAACAAATAAGTGCAGGAACTTGACCAAATGGGTGTTCAAATGATAATTCGGGTACAATTCTAAATTCAGTTCCAATTTGCTCAAACGTTCTATCTGTCAAATCATCAACAACTCTCCAAAACTGTCTGTTGTCTAATCTCTTTGGCTCAAAGATAACATACTCGACCATCTGACCTTTTGATTCGTAATAACGAATACTATCTATCGCTTTATAAGTTGGATAAATATCAATATCAGGCTCAGTAGTGTATTCTAAAAACATCAAACCATTCGGGTCTGTGTTCATTAATTTAATTGCGTAGTCTTGCACCCATTCTGTTAGGGATTTGTTATCTCTAATACTCGCAATTTTGTTCAAGAACTCTTCTTTAATCGCAGGATTTAAAATGTCGTAGTCTTTAATCCCACCTGTTGCGTAATAAATATTGTCGATAGGCTGAAATATCCTTCCAAAGAGGTCTTTTATGCTTCGGCTATACTTTCTCCTAGCTTCTGCCTTTACGTTGCTCTCAATGCCCTCAATGTTCTCTATAAGTTCATCTATGAAATCATCTCCGTTTACTAATGCCCTTAACTCTTGTGAGCATTCACGCATTTCAACAAATTCCTCATCAACTTTTAGATTCTTCTTAATAGCCGATATGGCTTCTTCGTTGTTTTTAAATATCATAGTTTACCAAATTATTCGTAGTCGTGGTTTTCCTTTTAACTCGAAGAAGAATCGGAGCATTAAACTGTCTGCAAAATCTGGTGAGCGACCTATCCTCTTTTTTATTTCTTCTTTCTTCTCTAACGATATTTTTCCATCATCTTGAAATGGATTTCTATTTATCTGTTCTAATTCCTCAATTACTTGCTTTCTATATTTATCCTCTTGAATAAACACCTTAGAATCTTTTACCGCTTCTGCAAAATACCAGTAACATTGTGCCTTTAAATTCCTAAAGTTCTCCGTTTTACCATGCATCTTAATAGGCTTTCCATTATTATTAAATGGTGTTGCTCCTACTAAATTTCCCAATTTTGTAGATGCTCTTGTAAATGTTTGCAGTCCATCAGCATCATATATCACATTTTTAAGTGGCACTCTATTCTCTATGCGCAACTCGTTTATCTTCTTACTTACCATCGTATCGTCAATTTTATCAATGGCAATTATCTTTAATGCTACAAATCCTGCCCAAATAACGATAACAAACTTATCTGAACCAGTGTAGGCAATATCACAAGTCATATACCTATCCTGAGTAGGCTTCACAAACTCATTGGTGTATAATCCAAGTATATCTGAATACTCAAACATTGCATAAGGATTATCATCAAACTCCCAATTACCATACACAAGTCTTTGAACTTCGTTATGGCTTAATATCTTCATTAAGTTAGGAACGTAATCAGGTGGTAACGTCTTATTGTCTGTTGGCAATGCTTGTATAAACTTTTTGTATGGGGGTAAATTCCCTTCCATATTAGGTTTATAGTAATCTTTATATAAATAATTCTTACTCGGATTACAAGTCTGTAATAGTTTTGGTGTCAAATTGTATTCTTTATTCATCCATCTGCCAATTGATGCCTGTAAGTTGTTCTTACACTCTATATCAAACTCTCCTGCTTCTTCGATAAATCCACGAGTCATCTGCATCGAACCAAATCTCATATAATTCGGGTCACTTGGTAAATACTTCGCATCAATCAAAAATATTTTAGAACCGTTATAGAATTTGAAGTAGTTATCTTGACCGTTAAAGCTATAATACTCCTCTCCTATTCCCCATATATTCATAACCTCTTGAATCGAAGGTGTTGTAAATTTACGCAAATCAGATAACGTTTTTCTCGCTATAAAATAATGCGTTTTTGGGTACATTAGTGCATCTGCACATATCAAAGAACATCCTATAAAACTTTTCCCTGAATTATGAACTAACGTATTTGATTCGTTTAAACAGTAATTGTGATTATCCGCTACTGTTAAATCATATACATATCCTTCTTTTAATCCGTAATGAACTTCTTTTATTAAACGTGCGTCCAACTCTTGCGGAGTATCACATCTTTTATCGTAGATGCTTTCACATTGTATTCCATCGCTAACATATCCCTTGTGTAAACTCTCGGAATAAACTTCTTCCGTATCTGTAATACTTTTTCTTCTGTTAGCTTTGAGTTCCAAACATTTTCTCCACGTGTATCGAATAATTGAGGGCAACGTTCTCTTGAATGATTTACATTCTCCTTGTCTGTTACCCATTCTAAATTCTCTAATCGATTGTCTAAGCGATTGAAATTTATATGATTCACGATTGGCTTGTTCTCCTGATTCTCTATAAAAGCTAAAGCAACTAATCGGTGTATCTGCATTTGTTTTTTCCCGTTTAGACTGAAATAAATTCTCAAATATCCGCTTTTCGTCAAACAAGGCTTTAAAATGGAAAGGTTTTTCTTCCCATAAGTCTTTCGTGATGCTACTCGACCCATTGTTGATATTAGATACTGACCATCTGTGCCATCTATCTCCTTCCAAAACTCGTTTAGCATACTCTCCTGCTGCAATCCAATTTCCGTTACCATATATTTCGTGATTAGGTGTTAAACAGAAGGTTTCTCCATTCTGCATTACAAAGGTAATCATTTTATGGTAATGGTTGTCGCCACCAGTGGGATATTTTGGTGTTTTTAATATTTTTTTATATTCAGCTTCTTTTGTAACTTCATTAAATGTAAGAACTTGCTCTCCAACTATTAAATCTTTTATCTCCTTCAATCCAGTTATCGCTCTAACTAATTGATTTCCTGCGAAGCAGCCTTTGCTTCCGCCGAAAACTATATCTATTGTATCTTTATCAGTCCACGCTTTTATAGCTTCTAACTGTTTAAGATTTCCTTTTACATTTATGCTAAGACTTTTACTCAACTACTTCATCCTCTTGGTTAATAATCTGCATCCCTATAATTGGAACTATCTTCAACTTATCACCTCCTGAAGTTATATCAAGCTTCTCACTGTACTTTTTAGGGTTCATCCTACCCAATACCCATTTACGAGTATCAAGTTGTAACCTTGACCTATTTACAGCAACCATACTTTGTTGTCTGTTACCATTTACATCAAAATAGTAATCCTTAGTGTTGTCATCAGATATTTCCAACATATCATCAAAGATACCATCAGCTCTTATCTCAGTAGCTTTTTTATATAATTCTATTCTATCAGGATTTTCATTTAACCAGTTGTAGAAAGTAGTACGAGATATTGGGTAAGTAGGGTCATCTAATATATTCTTTATAGAACGACCCAATTCTATCTGTTGGATTATATCCAAGAAAACTTTATCTCTTTCCATTCTTTAATAATATTTATTAATTGCTACAAAGTTACAAAATTAATTAATACTACTATAATATATATATATATTTTTTTTAATAATAATAATAGTAAAAGAATAATAATAGTAAAATAATGGAAAATAGACCCCCCCCCTATTTCTTGATACACTTTTTAGGGGGGGGGTATAAAAGTGCGTTTTTTTTTTACGTTTTTTCAAAAAGTGCCCTTTTCAATACTTTTTTCCTACAAATTGACCATTTACTGATTTGGAAATAATTTTACACACCAACTTTTTTAGCTGGAATATTCAAAAAGTATTAGTCTTGTACAAGACAAATAGAAAAATATTTTCAGCACTTTGGAATTTAATGCCTTATTTGTAAGAATAATATGATAGTGAAAAATATGTAAGAAAATATGTTTTGTAAGAAAAGACTTATACTTAAAAGTTACTGTGTGTGGTAAAAATTTTTAGAGGGGGTTATATGCCCATCTTCAATCTCGATTTAGG